ATTTTTCCGCATCTGCCAACAAGCGTTGCATTTCTTGTTTTGTACCACCGTAACCAAGCTTCAGGTTGTCCAGCATAGTATAGTTCTGTTTAGCAAATCCTTGATAAGCAACCTGGATGCTATCCATAGATGTACCCATTTTGTTAGCATTATCTGACATATCAATCATGGCCATATTGGCAATATCTGCTGCTTTATCTGTATCTCCACCTAGAGATTGTAATAGACTTGCTGAGAAACCTGTTACATTCTCCATATAAGCATTTGCTGAAAGTCCAGTGGTTTTGTATGCTTCATTGGCAAAACCCTTTACTTTTTCTGCTGATGCTTTAAATAAGGTGTCAATTCCTCCAAGCGATTGTTGGAGTGCTGCACCTTCACTTAATGCTGCTCCAATTGCTTTACCAATTCCTGCAGCTGCAATGGCGCCTTTAAGGGCACCGATTAAACTTGAGCCAAGAGATTTTCCAGAGCTTACACCAGCCGAGGCTACCTCTCCGCCCATTTCTTTCTGAATCATCCCAGTGATGCCTCTAGCTGAAGGGATGATTTGCACATACGCTTTTCCTAATTCTGTCGCCATTAGTCACCACCTCCTAAACTAGCTAAACGTTCTTTATAACATCTTTCAAATTCCTCGCCAGATTGGAAAACTAGATAGTCTCTATCTTCTTCTTTTTCTTCCTTATGGATAAATTGACTTGCTATTGATTTAGGTTGGTTGATACCTTTCTGACCATCTTTGGTTTGCAACCATAAAGAAAGTGATAACTTGTCAACCATCAAGGATAATAACAAGGTGTCTAGTGAAACTATTTGGTCAGACATTAATTTCTTAATTCTTGAATCATCTCTCAAACCATACGAAAAAACAGCTACCTTTGATAGTGGTAGCTGCTTATAATCGTATATGTTATAAGTTTCAGCTAAATCACAGATTAGAGCATCTTCATCTAGCTTTATCATCTGCGCAAGGATTAGGATTTTTTTACTTCTTGAACAGTTTCAAAAACTGCTTTCAATTCGTCTGCAATTTTTTCATTAGGGATGATGCCATCTTCTTCACGCAGATGATCTTTAAATGCTTTAGCTTGTTCTTCTCCGAAAAGAAGTTTTAGAACTTTAGGGAACGCTTGTCCATTCCCTTCATCAACCTCGCCAATCAATTCCAATAGTTCGTAGTTGTTCAACCTACGCTCTGAAATTTCAAACTTAAATCCTGATGGAGTTTTCCCTTTAATTGATTTCGACATATATTATGCTCCTTGCATGTATTCGTAGTGAGTGTTCCCTTGGTCATCTGGCAATGCTGTGATTGTCAATTCATAACCAACTGGTTCACCGTCCTTGTATCCGATTTCTCCAATCTCGCTCACTTTACCACGAGGGATGACAATACGTTTAACTGATCCATTCTTCAACATCATATCAATTACAAGACTATGCTCTGGCAATTCATTCGCATTAGCTTTGACTGTGATACCTGTTGCAAGTGTTCCTGTTACATTATCTACACCATAAACTTCTTTCAAAACTTCAACATTCAAGCTTTCAATCAATTTGAATTTGAATGTATCTTTCTTGTCAGTTTGTGATGATAACACTGTTTGACCACCCCATGCTTTGACTTCTTCGCTTTCTGGAGAGTTTTCATTTGTCAATCCATCTTCAGAGATATACCCCAAAGTTTTAAAAGCTTCATTAAGTGCAGTCTTAGCGTCTTGTGGTAATGCTGTTTTTAGTGGTGCGCTTGATACTGCTCCACTAATATTCGGTTTTGCCGCTGTTACGTTTGCTGATGATGCTGCTGTTGTAACCATTTGTTTTCCTCCTCTTTCTTCTGTACCTGAACCCATGAGTTCCTCCTGTTAAAAATAGTTAATATCGTACACCGCTTGATAACGATATTTTTGTGTTTCTGTATCCGTGAAGTTGTAATCACTGTTGTGATGCACTCCACTCACTTCATTGACCGTCACAAGCTGTTCAACTGTCTTTTTGACAGTTTCATTTAACTCTGCAGCCTTTTGAAGTGAAGGCGCATAACTTTGAAAAGCGAAAGTGGCAGAATGAACATAATCACTCCCACCACTTCCAGTCTTTTCTATAATTACAAAACTTTCAGGCATATTTTTTGTGTGTTCAA